ATTCGGTAGGTAATCCCATTCTCTCTGTGTTCGGATCGAATACCTGTTTTCTCCAGTCTCTCAAGGCTCCGAGGACATTTGGTGAACAATAGCAGTTAAGTGTCCAATCCACGTCTGAGAATGAAACCTTGCTAGGAAACTTGATGAGACCATTTCCGTAATGTACTGTGATTACATCTTGTTCCTCTGTGATTTCTCCTATTTCTGCTGTTGAGAGTGTAAGGAGATCTGCGTTTTCAGTTGGGGCACTTCCGTCTAATCCGTAAATTCTGATCTCAAAATTATTTGTAGTTAAAGGTACCGATGCATCAATGCCGAGCATCTGACCTGTACCCATGTAAAGTGGTGTAAACATGATAAATTCCTCCTTTGTTGTTTTGATATTTACATCTATATTTATATAAGTAAAAACAGTTGACTTTTTTATGTATTTATATTATAATACACGTAGCCAATCAACTACATTTGTTTAAGGAGAGTGATCTATTTGGCTAAGTTTACTAAGATTTGCAAGTGCTGTGGAAAAGAGTTTGAAACTAACAGTCCGCAGAAGTTATTTTGTGATAGAGTGCATTATTTGCCTTGTCCTGTTTGCGGAAAACCTGTGTTGAAGACTGATAGAGATTTCACTAAGCAACCTGTTTGTTGTTCTCCAGAATGCACTAAGATCAAACACGATAAGAATTTGAAAATGAAGAAATGTGCTATATGCGGTGAGATGTTTAAGCCTAAATCAGGAGTTGCTACAATATGCGAGAAGGAACATCATGGTAACTGTGTTATTTGTGGAAAGGACATGATTATAACTAAAGGAATGTGGCATGATGGGATTGATACTTGTAGTAGGGCATGTGCTAAAGAGAAATTGCGTAGATTTTATCGAGAGAAGTATGGTGTTGATCACCCTATGCAAAATTCTCAGGTTCAAGAACATCACCGGGAGGCTATGAAGGCCAAGTATGGTGTTGAACATGCTTTGCAAGATCCTAAGATTTTAGAGTCTGCTTATCAAACTAATTTTCGGAAGTTTGGTACGAAGTATGCGTGTGTGCGAGAAGAATGCAGGCAACATGTTCCTATTCCGAATACAAACAAGCGATATGGAGAGTTGCTTTCTAACATGGGTCTCAAAGTTGAATACGAAGTTAGAATTGACACCAAGATATTTGATTTATACTTGCCTGAATACAACACATTCATTGAAATTGATCCGACCTACACGCATAATTCGCTGACTAATCATTGGGACGCGCCTGTCTCTCCTAATTATCACATAGAGAAAACGCAACTTGCTGTGGATAATGGATACAGATGTGTGCATGTATTTGAATGGGACGCAACTGAAAAGATAATTGGATTGTTTACTCCTGTTACTAAGATAGGTGCTCGTAAATGCGAATTAAGAGAAGTTCCGTTGGCAGAATGCAATGAGTTTTTGAACAAGTATCACTTGCAAGGTAGAGTTTACAAACAGATTTACAGGATTGGGCTGTATTACAAAGATGAACTTGTGCAGGTCATGACATTCGGTAAACCTAGATATGATAAAAAACACGATATTGAGCTACTCAGGCTCTGTACTAAAACAGGAGTTGCTGTAATCGGCGGTGCTGAGAGATTGTTTACGCATGCGATTAAGGACAATCCGGAATGGAAAGATATCATCTCGTATTGCGATTTGGCTAAGTTTTCTGGAGATGTTTACAATCGACTCAACATGGAACGAGTTAGGACAACGCCTCCTCAGATAATTTGGTCTAAAGGCATTGAAAAAGTAACTTCAACATTATTGAGACAACGCGGATACGATCAATTGTTTAAGACCAATTACGGAAAAGGTACATCGAACGAAGAATTGATGATTGAAAACGGTTGGTTACCTGTTTATGATTGCGGACAGGCTGTATTTGTTTACGAAAGGAGTTGATATTTTGTTCAAAGAAAAAGCTTGTAAATTCTGCGGGCAAGCATTTATTCCAGAAAGCAGCAACCAGAGATTTTGCAAAGGTCCTCACTATAGAACTTGCCCTATATGTAAGTCGAAACATCTGGTCACTGATAATGCTAAATTGATTAGGCCCGAAGCTGCGTGTTCGTATCCGTGTAGAATGGAACTTAGGAAACGGCATAGTTTAGAGAAGTATGGTGTTGTTGCTCCGGGTAGCACTGCGGAAGCTCGGAAGAAAGCTAAAGCAACTATGCTTGAAAAGTATGGTGGGGCTACTACTATGCAGTCTGAAGAGTTGCGTGCTAAGTGCAAACAGAGCTTGATTGAGAAGTATGGTGTTGATAATGCTAATAAGAATAAGGATGTTGACGCTAAGCGTAAAGCTTCTAGAGAACAGAATAGGATTGATTTTATACACTCTGAGTTTCCATTGAAGATTGAAGGTGTTATCGATGAAGGTCCGCATTTCTTGATTGATGAGGCACAGATGGATGTCTATACTTTGAAAGAGAAAGCTTGTGTTGAGTTTTTGAAACACAATGGTTGTCAGTTTAACTTTAAGTTCGGCAAGGTACATCAGTCATTTGGTCTAGTTAAGGATGGAATTCTATATCAAGTTATTAGGTTTGAAAAACATAAGGATAAGATCTGGCTTGCTAATTTAGGAACAAGGCAGAATTATGTCAATCCAGATGGCTATTCTAAGTTGTTAGCTACTGCTATCGCCATCACAGGAATTGATGAATTTGTATGCGAGCTTCCTAGGTCAGTTGCTACAGAGCAAGTGATTGATTCTCTTTCTCTTCAATTAGTTAAGAGAGGCGAATATAGTGTTTACTGGAAAATGGAATCAGGTTTGAAGCGTCTTTCCATGCGAGATAATGTAGAAGAGATGAGGTCTAAGTACGAATATGTGACAACTGATTATTTAGATTTATACCAGTTTAAGATTACAAATTAAAAGAGCGAGGAACTTCCCCCGCTCTTCTTCAGGCAGTTGTAGCTATGAGCTACGTATCGGTATTTATTAGTTAACTGTCGGGCTAACGACAAGCACTAATCTTTTACTCTGTTCCGTTTAGGTAACCTACACGCTCATCTCCATCGAAGTGCAATGTTACAATATCGCCTTCATGTAAACCTTTCCAATCTTCTTGCACTTCACATTTGAATGTGTAGTCTACCCAATCTTCTCCTGGGTCATTTACAGATAAGATCTTAACTACAGTTCCAAGATCAACTTCAGATGCATCGAATTGTACGTCAATTATGTCACCAACTTCAATGCTTTCTGCCCTTAGTATTTCTTCGTCTTCTGCTTCAGTTCTCCACCAATATCTGTCAAATGAGTCAATGTCGAATGGCTTGCCTTGCTCTATTGCGTCTCTGACTTCGTCATCTGTCATTGCTGCTGTTATTTCTTCCTTGTCCTCATCGACTTGTGTAGTACCGCCTTCTACCATATCGTCAAATGGAATTGCTGAGAAGTTATCGATGTAAGTGTTGCTAGTGTCGAGGTGATAAATAACATCTCCTTCGATTGTCTTTTCAGGATAATAAGCTAAATGAGCTACTCCTTCTAGTCTATACATTTGATCATCCCAAGGAATACGATCTGCAATTTCTTGCCAGAAGTCGTCGTATATTGTTTCTTCATCTATGTATTCCGGATATTCTAGACTGTCAAAAGCTCCGCCGCCGTGTGTTTCATATCCGTTTGGGCTCATTGATCCTAAGCAGTTAAATTCAAATTCGATGTTTACTGGAGGATAATCTCCGTCGTCTGCTGCAGCATAATCATCTGGCTCTAGCCATCTATCTCTTTGTGCATTAAGTGCTGCTTCATTTGCTCTGTTATGAGCTTGCCAATCAATTGCGCCCTCTATTGGTGTTCCTTCTGTGTCTTGTGAAAACTCAATAGACTCATTTGGTAAATAGGCTTCAATTATTCCGTCTGTTACTACATCGAAGTAAGCTGAACTGTTGTAATTTTGTACGATAGGATCAAGCTCGTTTGATAATCCTATCAATCCGTCATATCTAAGTTCGGCTCTTACTTCTATTACAACAGCGTCTTCTGTTTTGTTGACTTCTACAAATGAGTATTCTCTAGCTTCGTTTTCATCAAATCCGCATGCAGGACTTGTCATGTAATCCAATACGCCTTCTTCAATCTCTGCTTGAAGAGCTGAAGTATCGATGTTAGAATTGTCGATGTAAGTTGATGACTCAACTGCTTGCCCTGCTGTATTAGGTGCGATGATAACTGCACCTTTCTTTGTTGCATTTGGAAATACCTGTTGTACTTCTTCTAAGTAACCTGCAAGCTTTCTGTTATTCTGATAAGATTTACCTTTCTGCGTAACTGCACCTTCGCCTAACTTAGTGTTTCCTTCATAGACGCTGATGAATGCTGTTGCGCCTGGCTTGAGAAGTTTCTTTATCTTATTAAGTAAGTCAAGTCTAACTTCTTCTTCCTTAATTACATTAAGAACATTTGAGCAAATTGCTACATCTGCTCCTCCATTCTTCTTAAGAGCCTTTACAATTTCTCTGTTATGCTCTGGTGTTTGGTTATATGGGTCGTAAAGCATTTCTACTGCATCGAATTGATTCAAATAATCCTGAGCAACTGCTTCTGACTCTACTGTACCTCCGCCGTAATCTAATACTAAAGCTCCGTGTGGAATATCTGCTTTCTTAAATACTGCAGGAAGCTTACCTTGCTTACCATTAATAGCTGTTTCAGCAGATGCGAATTCTTGATCTGGCTGATCTAAGAAATCTTCTTCCATCTCTTCCTCTTCGTTTGCATAAATATCTGTTGAAGCAGCTACTAGCTCGTCATCTACATAGCGTCTAGCATCTCCTTCTGTATAGAATCCTGATTTGATAAGATCTTTATCCTGATTTAAGATGTCCCATCTAGAAGTGTGTCTATCTGGCTGAAGTTTGTAGCCTTTGTAATTGACCAGGCTCATTCCTTCTACAACTTGTTCGTCTTCTTCGTCATTTGAAACAATATAGCGAATTTCATCGTCTGTTTCTGAAGCTTTCTTACAACTAGAGCTAGCTCCAATTGCTTTGAGTACTTTGTTTTTCTCGAATTCATCGTCACAAGCTTCAGCCATATCTCTAATATCTGACTGTAAGAAATGTAAGAAATCTTCTAATGAATCGAAATCTTCCCAAATACCTTCTAGATCATACCAAGTATAGATAAGATGAGCGATTTCACGATCTACTCCTAACGTTTTTTCAATTCCAGGAACAACTATGTTGTAGCTATAATCGAAACTTGGAATGTCGTCAAATTCACTATCAATTGAAGCTGTTATATCGTCGCAAGCCATCAATTCTTGTGGTGGCATTTCTTCTTTAAGGTCGTACTCTTTGAGCTCATCTGTTGTAAGCATTTTGTCAAGTAAGACATAAGTGTACCAACCGTCGTCTATTGTATCAAGAACTGCAACTCCCGGAGGAATCATTCCCGGACCTAATCCGTGTTTAGTTCCGTACCAATACTCCATTCCGGTATCAATTGATGATACTATGTTAGTGCATGCAGCAACACCGTCGGTACACATCTCTACTTCGCTCATTGAAACAGGAACTATTCTGTCTCCTATCACTTGCGCAAGCATAAGTGAGCTGTAGTCGTCACCTTCTACTATTAATTCTGCGATGTCTAATCCGTTAGCAGCCAAGCAATCTTGGTATTCAGGTTTAGCTAGCACCCAAGCAAGGTGGCTTACGTCGTATCCGTCTGCTTCTTCGCAAGGCGAATCCGTGTAACCTATTTCGTCTCCGCAATAGTCTGAAACTTCTTTAGCCGATGCTGTTTTGTAATACTGGCTATAAGGAAATGGAATTCTAACTAATGCAGATTTAGCTTCAACATCTTGAGAAGCTGTTATCTTTCTACGAGTTATCTTCATTTATCTTACCCTCCTATTCATTAGCGTCTTTTATAATCCATTTGAGATACTGATCTGTTTCTCTACCGCATAATGGACATATACCAGTAACATGATCAATCTCTTGATCGGAATCAACAACTGCTGAAATGAATATTCCGTTACACCTACTGCATTCTGCTATAAAGTGATCTGCAATGTTGTTATTCATTGCGATTTCTACGTCGTCTTCTTCCATGTCGTCGATGGTATCCTGTAGCTCTTCTACATTGTCAGCTACGTCATCTATAGCATCCATGATTCCGTCTTCATCATCATCCATATCAAAATCACGATCCATGTCGAAATCATCGTTTTCTTCATCTCCTACAGCTGCCTTAACATACCTAGTTGCTGGAGCTTTCTGAGAAGAAGTAATTGCATTCTTGCGAGATGATTTAATAACAATCTTTTTTGCCATCTTGAATTACCTCCATATCAAATAGATAGTGTGTTATCACACAACTATGTAAGGTTATTTTACATTAAATTGCCACTGTATTCTGTTACTGCAAGTTGATCTGCGAATTGTATAAGATGTACTAGTGGATATTTCTCATTTGCTTTCTGTAAATCATCCATCTCTTCTCTGCAACAATTCCATCTTCCCTGATGCCATCTAATTGCAAGTGCTTGCTCTTCTGTTAAATCGAAGTATGTAAGCGCTAAGAACATTGAGGTTACGCCGTGTCCGAATGGTGACTGTTTACCAGACTTGCGAAATGCATCTACAGCATTCCACTGACCTGTTTGTTCGTCTTTAACATTACGTGTGTAAGACTCATACATGTTTATCTTGCACCAATCATGAGTAAGTGCTGCAACTGCTACAGACGCTAATGAAATGTTTTTGAATCGTCTAGATTGTCTTAAGATAATTGCTTCGTTGTATACTCTTAATGTGTGGACTAATAATCCGCCTATGTATGAATCATGATAGATTGTTGATGCAGGAGCTCTGTAGAAATCTGTTGTTCTTAGCCAATCAATCATTTTGACATAACCGGGTTCGTTGTTTGCAGTTATCTTCTCATCTGGATGTAGCTGTATGTAAGCGCCGACTAGCAATTCTTCATACTTTGTTATCAACTCGTCTATAGAAAGACCTTCTAGTTTTGCGTACTTGCCTACACATCTTTCTGGACGCTTCTGCCACAATTTATACTGATCATAGACTTCATCGCTACTTGCTTCAGCTGTTTCTGGATTTATCTCTCCGGTTGCTTCTTTTGTTTCTTTATCGCAAGCAATGAGTTTATCTTTACCTGCTACAAAGAAATCCATTGTTAACTCTTCATCAGTTGTAATTAGTTTGTAATCAAACATGATACATTCCTCCTTTGATTTAATAACGATTCCCAATTATATTATATGATAATTCTATCAAGAAGTCAAGCCGAAATCAAAAAAAAAATAACAGACGACTTAATTAAGCCGTCTGTCAAAAGGAAGGAAACATTGTAGATACTAGCTCACTATAGTAAGTCTAGTTCTCTCTCTTCTAAAGAGTACATTCTGCATCGCATATTCGTATTGATCGATAAAGCAGTAATGCCATGCACAAAACAAATGATGCGTATTCAATAATATGTACAGAATATAGTAAGCAAACACATAGTACAAAGAACGATGCGAAAGCTAACCAGTTTGCTAATGTCCGTTTTCCAAATGTTTGAAGTACACATCCTCCAAATACAAATATCGCTGTTGCTTGCATCATTGTTACCGCAACTACTGGACTATATTCAATTACATTCATCAAGTGGAGTTCTTCTAGCACCAGGCCCGCGCCGAATAATGCTAGTGTTATGGATATAGTAACGATTCGTTTCTTGAGCATAATGATCACCCTTTCCTAATGCTAGCCGGATCGACAAGGAAATCATTGTTGCGCAATCTTTCTTGATAAATTCGTCTTATTTCTGCGATAGATGCTTCTGCTACGCCATTACGAATGTTGTTCTTCGTACAGTACTTCTCATAACTGTCACATTCTGCAATCATGAAGTCAAATTTCTCTTTGTGATAATTTACTCCTCGCAGTACACTGGAACTGAAATCCAATATGTTTGTTCTGCGTTCTCGTAATTCTATTTCTTCTGAAACTTGAATGTGAGTGTTTAAGCGTTCTTCTATAACATCTATCTTTTTTATAACGTCTTTATTAAGTTGGCGGCCAAACCAACTGAAGATTGTTCCCCAAGGGTTGATTTTAATAGGAGCTATCTGTATAATTGTTAATGCGATGCATGTAATCAAGAGTATAGGTCCACGATCGGCTACAAGTAGCTCCATCAATTCTTTTATTGTCATAATGATACTCCTTATCAAAATTATAGTTTTGATCTTGTTGCCTCGATCAAAACTATATAAGGTGAAATATTATTTGAAAATTTCGTCTGCATGTTGCGGATCATAGTCTAGAAGCGCCTTTCTACTGGCAATCGTCTTAATTTCTATGAAAGGAATTGTCCATTTCTCTATCTTTTTTATATTAATAGATTTAGGTCCGCCTGCTTTTATCTGTGCGTCTATATCTCTAATATCTAGCACAAATGCCCTCTGATAAGATGCAAATAACACTATAACAAGCCCCTTTACTCCTGCTATCTGCGACTTGCTGTAAAGCCCCTTGTATTGATCGTCTGTTAGCATAGCAAACGGAAAGTTATCGTTGTATGTTGCTTTGCTCTCTATGTAATAGAAGTTAGGTGCTTTGAATAATGTGAAATCGCATATGTTTGTAGAGCCGAAGAATCCTGTCATTTGATCTGGCAGTCTGTCAAAACAATAACCTTCTTCAGGTCTGTTAAGCCATTCTTTTATCTTAGCTTCTGCTTTCTTACCTAATGTAGTTGGATCTGGCATATGTTATCTACTCCTTAATCTACTGGATCGTCTTTGTGTCTTTCGACATGTTTTGCTATCTTAAAGAAAATGTAAAGCAATTCATACGAAAATAGACGATGCCATTTTTCCTTTTCTTCAAAATCTGTGTCAGCGACATGGTCTTCGAACAATCCTGCTCTGAATAACATGTTATGTGCTATCAATTCCTTAGTCCAAGACTTTGCGCTTCGTTTGTATCTGTTACCTGTTGCTGCTTTGAGTTTTTTGCAGAACTTCTCAGCATCATCATATCCTATTTGATAAGAGCTTTTAACAGTGATAAGATGTTTGCGTAAAATGCATTCCATCTTGTCTATTGTTATTCTATCCTCCATGATTACCACCTTTCATTTCTGCCTTGTGTATATGAAAGGTTCAAGTAAAATTTTACTCTCTGTAATCGTCGTAGATCTCCAGTAATTGGACAGGCTGTTCAGCAAATGGATAGGATTGCCCTATTATACATTTGCCTACTTTGTCAGCTAAACTTATCATTTCTTCTAGTGTGCTGATGTCGATGCACCACTGCTCAGTTACACTGCCATTGTGGTCAAATTGTTCTAAGTAACATTGTGGTAGCGGTTTTCTTTTAGGATTGAATCCCCAATCGCTTGATCTTTGAACTACAAACTTCATTGTGGCCTCCTCTATTTCCAAGAAATGCGCATCCACTCTACGTCACCATCGAATACTCCCTTACCGCGTTTCAGCTTGTAGCCTGCACGTTTCAGTTTCAAATCTAGCACAACAAAATCTCTACTGCCGGGTGTGTACTCGTACTCTAGGTTGAACTCTCCTCGTCTTGCTGCTTTGTCAATTTCTGAAGCAATTTCGCGAAGTGTGTCATCGATTTCTTTGCGCTCCCTAGCTTTCTGTGCTATTTTCTTTGCTTTTTTCGCTTTAAGCAACTTAACCATGTTTTCCTACTTCCTTTCTTTAATTAGTGTTAATTTATCTTATCTATCATCTTCGGCATGATAGAGAATAGATCGTTTGGGTGCCATTTATTAGAAACAATTACTGCTTTATCTGTTTTTCTTTCTACCTTAACATCAGCGCCTATCAAGTATCTAGGTCTGATTCTGTTGTTACCTTTGTACATTGCTCCTACTTCGATCTTAGCGATTTCTACCATTGTTTTATTATTCCTCCTTAATTGATTAACTGTAAGAAATCTTCTTCACTTATGATTGGGATGTTGAGTTCTTTTGCTTTCTTATTCTTTCCCGACGTGCTATCTTTGTCGTTGTTGATTAAATAGTCTGTTTTACTTGACACAGAATCCACCCATTTGCCTCCGAGTGATTCTATTTTATCAACTAACTCCTGTCTGTTTTTGAATGTATGAAGCTTACCTGTAATGCATAACGATTTGCCGCTAAGTATAGAAGGTTGAGTTGTTTTGATCTCGTCTGTGAATTCTACTAAATCAAATGCTGATATTTCTTGCGAATCTTTTGCATTTGTTAAGTCGAATCTTGTATGCAACCAATCGAGCAAATTGTTGGCGAGTATATCACCAAATCCGTCTATCTGTGCGAAATTGAAATTCATCATTCCTAATCTTGAAAGCATTACACCTAAGTTGTTTCCGTCTGAACTCATTCCGCACTTCTTAGCAAGTGTTGCATAATTCTCTATCATGTAATTTCTCAATATCTTGAGCTGTCCGGAACCAATATCAGGAATACTGAGAGCTGTAAAGAAATGTATAAAGTCTGTTGTTCTTGCTTTTTCTGCTGACTTGCACATGTTTTCCCAACTTTGCTGACCAAAGCCCGGAAGTGTTGCTATTTCAGGATGTTTATGCAACTTGAAGAAGTCCTCATAACTATTTACAATGCCTTCCGACACTAACTTCTTAATTGTTTCTTCCGACATTCCTTGTATGTCTAAACCATGTCGAGAACAGAAG